GGCGCACGGCCTGGGCTGGAGCAACGTCTACACGCTCCTGGAAGCCAATCTACGGGACGGCGAGCCCATCCCCGGCGGGCCGCCGAGTCTCGCGGGCATGCCGCTGGCAGCGGACGACGCACCGGCGCCGCCGCCCACGGACGTGCACGGCTGTGCGGTCTGCGGCAAGGAACTCGAAGAGATCAAGTTCCGCGATGGCACGAGCTGGCCGCCCGCCAAGATGGCGGAGATCAGCACCCGCAAACACGGCACGCCCCTGTGCATGACGCATTACCGCGAGTTCAACCTCGCCAAGCTCGGGACGCAGCGCGAAACGGTGGAGGCGTAATCCGATGGATGATGCCCGTGCCGATATGAGTGAGGCGGAATGCGACGCGGCGCTGGCGGCGGCTCGCGCACGGGTACTCCGCGCGTTCGAGGACGACAGGGGCGACGTGGAAATGGAATGGGGTATGGCTACGGGGCATTGGCTGGCGATGAGCTCGCGCGATGAAGCGGTCGTGGCGGACCTCATCGTGACGCACGGCATCACGCAGGTACTGGCGGCCCTGCGCCTGAGTGCGAGCGCGCGTGGCCACGACGCCGACCACGAGTGCCCGCTCGTGCTGCGGCGCGGCGTAGACGTATGTCCCCAATCGGAGCTGCACGGCCGACCGCTGGTCGGCGAGATCAAGCAAACGCTGCGGCGGTGGCGACGCGACCGGCTAGGAAGGAGCGACCCCGAATGAGCTGGCGATTGATGGATCGAGTCGCGGACTTGCCGGTGACCGATGAACAGTTCCGCATCCTGATGTTGTTGGCGAAGCGCGCCCAGGATGACGGGACGCGAGCCCGTCCCGGAATCAAGAGGCTCATGGAGCAGACCGGCAAATCCGAGCGGGCGGTCCAGCGCGCCCTGCACGACTTGCAGGCGGCCGGGCTGATCGTGGCGACGAGTTACCTGACCGGTGGCCGGGGCCACGCCACCGAGTATCGCCTGGTGCTGCCAAACGGTGACGTGCGTGGCACCCTTTCTCCGACAACGCGCCCCGAAACGGTGGCACCAATGGCACCCATTATCCCAACTCCTGCCGTAAACGGTGCCACGCATGACGCCCTTTCGGTGACAAAGGGTGCCACCAATGACGCCCTTACGCCCGTAAAGGGTGACGCCAGTGACGCCGTTTCCCCGGAAAGGGTGCCATCCATGACGCTAAAGGGTGCCACCGGTGGCACCCCAATAGGTCCTGAATATATCCGGGGAAACGCCGGTACCTCCGGGAGGAGGAACGAGGAGGGGGCGCGGGGGGAGGGACGCGCCTCGCCCCGGCCGCCGGCGGTGCGGCTGCCGCCGCCGGACTACGCGCGGGGCATCACCTATGTGCCGCCGGAGCCCGGCCGCTATCCGCATGTCGTGCGCTGTCCGTGTGGCCAGCACAACAGCATCAAGGCGCCGACGTGTTTCAAGTGCAAGGCGTCCCTGAGCGAGCTCGCGGCGGTGGCGGTCGCGGTATGACGACGGCCTGCCCGATCTGTGGGCGGCTCGAGGGCATCCGCCGCCGCGGGCGCTGTGACGCCTGTTATGGCTACTACCGGCGCCACGGCACGGAGCGGTCCGTGGCCGTCCAGCAACGGCACTACGCCCAGCCCTGCCGCGGCTGTCGGCGCCTGGTGCCCCCGAACCAGCGGCGGCGGGGCTACTGCGCCGCCTGCTATATGGCGCACCTGCGGGCCGGTGTGCCGATGACGGCCCGCGTGTCGTGAGGAGGCAGCATGGTTGACGGTTCCGCGCAGACGGCGGCGCGCGGGCGGGTGGCCGCCCGCATCCGCGCCTTAGGGGCGCACTTGTCCGAAGCCGCCTTCGAGATCGAGCACGGCCGCATCGGGGAATTGGCCCACGAGATGCTCGACGGCGCCAGTGTGCCCGCCGAGCACGCCTATGGCGTCGTGGCCCGGACCTGGCTGGCCGAATTCGCCCAGGTCAGTGTGGCGATGGGCGAGCTGGACGGCATGGCGCAAGGGCGGCGCGATCTGGCCCGCGAGCAAGACCTGGCCACGCGCCGCGAGCGGGCCGTCGTGCGCGAGCTGCCGCCGCTGGCCGAGCGGACGGGCCTGGCCATGCCGGGCGGGTGGCCGCCCGCCTCCGGGGGCCGCGATGGGGCCTAAGGCCCTCCTGCCCGCGGCCTGGCGGCGGGAGCTCCAGCGCCTGTGGTGGGCGTGGCGCTGGGCACGGCGCGGATGAGCCCCCGCCAGGCGCCCGAGAAGCGCCTCCAGACGGCCTGTCGCCAGGTGGCCGCGCTGCACCGGCTCCAAGCTTGGCACCTGAGCCAGGCGCGGGCGTCGGCGCAAACGCCGGGCCTGCCGGACGACCTGTACACCGGCTGGGCGTGCCCGCTGGCCGTCGAGTACAAAGCGGGCCGCAATCGCCAGACGGCGGCGCAGGAGGACTTTCAGGCGGCGTGGGTGGCCTCGGGCGGCGCGTACTGGATCATTCGCTCGGTGGACGAGTTTCTGGCCGCGCTCGGCGGGGAGGAGGCGGGATGAGCGCGCACCAGGCGCCGATTAGCCACCGCGAGTCGGCCACGACGCTCCTGGCGCGGCCGTGGCGCGTGGGCCACTCGACGGGCCGCGCCATCTATTGCTGGCCCGGCGGCGATGACGACGTGATCGGCGTGATGGATACGCGCACCCTGGCGTGGGCCGTCGTGTGGGCGCACAACCGGGCGCTGACGGGCGAGTACGAGTACGCCATCGCCTGCCAGGCGCTCGGGCTGGACGCGGCAGGGGCGCCCTGATGGCGGAACCGACGCCGGCCGAGACGGCGGGGCGGTGGCTGACCGCGGCCGCGGTGGCGGTGCTGGCGGGCGCGCATGTGCCGCGCCGGGCGCATTGCGGCTACTGCCTGGACCCGTGGCCCTGCGACACCGCCGCCCTGCTCGCCCAGGACGGCGCATGGCGGGCGCTGGTGGGGGAGCTGCTCGCCTGGGCCGAAGCCGAGGCCGCGCACTGGGCCGGGCGTAATGCCGACCGGTACTGGCAGGCCCAACGCATGGTGGGCGAGATTAAGCGCCTGGCCCCGGCGGTGCTCGCCGGGGCGGCGGGGGAGGCGGGCTGATGCCGGCCTGGTCGCGGTGGCACTGCACGTACTGCCAGTCCGAATTGGCGCGTCAACTCGAGCGCGGCACCGTGCGCCTGGCCCTCGAGCGGGCCACGAGCATCTATGCGCTGGCGAACGGCCAGCACCTGATCGTCTGCCGCTGTGGACGGCGCAATTTGCTGCGGGCGGGTAAGATGCTGCTAGCGGCGCCCTCGGACCAGGACGCCGTGCCGGCGCCGTGATTCAGAACAGACCGCGAGCAAGACAAGGGCGTTAGCAACATGCCGTTTCAGAAAGGCCAGAGCGGGAACCCCGGCGGGCGGCCGAAGACCAAGCCGCTCACGGCCTTGATTCTCAAGGAGCTGGGCAAAAAGGCGCCCGGCACGCCGTTTCGGCAGGGCGAGCTGGCGGTGTGGAAGCTCGTGCAGCTGGCGATGGCGGGGGAGGGCTGGGCGATCAAGGAAGTGCTGGACCGCGTGGAAGGCAAGGCCATGCAGGCCGTCGAGCACGCGGGCACGGCCGGCGCGGGCCTGACGTTCACCATCCAGATTGCCCGCCCCCCGAGTGAGGAGCCGGATGCCCTCGACGCTTGAGCACGCGACGTATACCCGGCCGTGGCTGTATCCCCGGCAGGAAGCCGCGCTGTTCAACCCGGCCCGCTATGCCGTGGTCGAGGCGAGCACGAAGGCGGGCAAAACGGTCGGCTGCATGGTGTGGCTGGCGGAGCAAGCGATGCTGGGCCGCCCCGGCCACAACTTCTGGTGGGTGGCCCCGATCTATCCCCAGGCGAAGATTGCCTATCGGCGCCTCAAGGCCGCCCTCCCTGCCGTGTTGGTGGCCGCGAACGAAACGGAACTGACGCTGAACCTCGGGGGCCGCGTGCTCTGGTTCAAGTCGGCCGATAAGCCCGATAGCCTCTACGGCGAGGACGTGTACGCCGCGGTGATCGACGAGGCCTCCCGCTGCAAGGAGGAGGCCTGGCATGCGGTGCGCTCGACGCTCACGGCGACGCGCGGCCCCGTGCGGATTATCGGCAACGTGAAGGGCCGCAAGAACTGGGCGTACCAGCTCGCCCGGCGGGCCGAGAGTGGCGAGGCGGGCATGGCCTACGCCAAGCTCACCGCCCAGGACGCCATTGCGGGCGGCGTGCTCACGCAGGCCGAGGTGGACGACGCGCGCCGCGTGTTGCCCGCCCACGTCTTTCAGGAGCTCTACGAAGCCGCGCCGTCCGACGATGGCGGCAACCCGTTCGGGCTCACGGCGATCCGCGCCGCGGTCGGGCCGCTGAGCGCCGGCCCGCCTGTGGTGTGGGGCGTGGACCTCGCCAAGAGCCTGGACTGGTGCGTGGCCATTGCCCTCGATGCCCAGGGCACCGTGTGTCGCTTCGAGCGGTGGCAAGGGCCGTGGGACTTGACCGTGGCGAAGCTGGTCGCGCTGCTCGGCGCGGTGCCGGCCCTCGTGGACTCGACGGGCGTGGGCGATCCCATCCTCGAACGCCTGCAGGCCCAGCCGCAGGCGCGCGTCACGGGCTTCCCGTTCACCGCGCCCAGTAAGCAACGGCTGATGGAGGGGCTGGCGGTGGCGATCCAGCAAGGCGAGCTCAGGGTCCCGGACGGCCCGATTGTGCAGGAACTGGAATCGTTCGAGTATGCGTATACTCGCACAGGCGTGCGCTACGGGGCGCCCGAGGGGCTGCACGACGACTGTGTGTGTGCGCTGGCGCTCGCGGTGCAGCACTGGCAGCATCGGCCGGCGGCGTGGGAGTTCCTATGAACCTGTTGGAAAAGGCGTGGGCGGGCTTCAAGGCCGGTAAGCTGACCGCGATGGTGTTTCCGACCTCCGGGGGCAGCACGAGCACCTGGGGCGCGTCCTCGGATGGCTGGGGCTGGGGCAGTGGCGTGGCGGGCACGCGCCTCGACTATGCGGGGCTCGTGGGCGACCCGAGCCAGTCGAGCGTGGTCATGTGCCTCTGCAACTGGGCGGGTCGCAACTATCCCGCCGCGCCCCTGCAGGCCGTGCGCCGCGGGGCGGACGGCACCGAGACGATCTTGCCCGATGATCCCTGTATCGCCCTCATGGACCGCCCCAACCCCGTCTACGGTGGCGCCCTCATGTGGGCCGCGCTCATCGCCGACGCCATGCTCTCGGGCCAGGGGTACCTGCTCAAGCGCCGCGCCGCCGCCTCGAGCCGCCCCGTCGAGCTGTGGTGGGTGCCGTCCAACCTGCTGGCCCCCGTGTGGCCGCAGGACGGCTCCGCCTGGATCGACCACTACGTCTACACCCCGACCGCGACGCCTATTCGGGTCGAAGTGGCCGATGTGATTCATCTGCGGCCCTTCGGCCTGGACCCCCACAACCCGCGGCTCGGGCGGGCGCCCCTCCAGGCCCTCTACGCCGACATCTGGACCGACCAGGAAGCCCAGGCCTATACGGGCAGCATCCTCCGCAACCTGGCCGTGCCCGGCGTGGTGATTGCGCCCAAGGCGCCCGACCAGCGCATGACGCTCGACGATGCCGAGCGCGCCAAGATCGCCTTCGAGCAGAAGTTTGGCGCGGATAATCGCGGCCGGGCGTTCGTGCCCACGGGCGCGGTGGACGTGACGCGGCTCAGCTTCAATCCCAGCGAGATGGACCTGGCGCAGCTCCGCCGCCTGCCCGAGGAACGGGTGACGGCGGTCTTCGGTATCCCCGCCGTGGTGGCGGGCCTCGGCGCGGGCCTCGACCACAACATTTACAACAACGTCAGCCAGGCCCGCGAAGCCGCGTATGAAGAGTTCCTGATGCCCATTCAGCGGATCAACGCCCACGACCTGGCCACCCAGCTGCTGCCCGACTTCACGACCGACCCGCACATCCGTTTGCGGCACGATTATTCGTTTGTGAGGGCCTTGCAAGACGACCAAGATGCGCTGGCCAAGCGGGCGGTGGAGCTGTTCCAGGCCGGCGTCATCGAGCGGGGGGAGGCGCGCGAGCTGGTCGGGCTCGTCGGGCGGCCCGCCGATGCGGTCTACCTGCTCCGGAGCCAGACCGTGCTCATCGAGCCCGACGCGACTCCGGAAGAGTTGGTGCCCGCGCCGCCCGCGCCCGCGGCCTTGCCCGCGCCCGAGGACGCGCCCCCACTGGCGCTCCCGCCCGGCAAGAGTCTGAAGGCGGGCGGCGTGATTACGGACGCGGACCTGGTGGCGGCCGTGGCGTACTGGGAGGCCGCGGTCGGCGCGGACGACCCGCTGGCCACGATCCTGGACGCCGTGCCGGTGGCGACGAACGGGACCGGCCATCATGGCTAAGCCGCGCCGCTGGTGGGTGCGCCGTGCGCTGGGGCGCGGCCGTGGCTGACTTCACCTGGGATGCGGCGCGCGGGCGCTACTGGGATGCCCTGGGCCAGTTGGTGCCCGAGTCGGCTATCCGCGCGAGCCTCGACGCCCTCATCGCGCACGGCCAGGCGCGCTCGGCGGTGCTCGCCCAGCGGCTCGCCGAGGGCCACCTCAGCCTGTTGGACTTTCGGGCGGCGATGCAGGACGAGTTGAAGGCGGGCCATGCGGCGAGCGCGATGCTGGCGGCCGGGGGCCGCGCCCAGATGACGCCGGCGCTCCGGGGGGCGCTGGGCGCGCGCCTGCGGGGCGAATACGACTATTTGGCGAATCTGTCGCTGGATTGGGCACAAGGGCGGATGACCCCGGCGCAGCTCGGCGCCCGCGTGGCGATGTACCCCGAGGCGGTGTACGGCACCTATGAGGCGGGCCGCCTGCGGGCCGCGGTGGCGCGCGGCGAGACGGAAGGGCGCAGCGTGCTCGGGGGCAGCCGCGAGTCCTGCGACCAATGCCGCAGCGAAGCGGGCGCGGGCTGGCGTCCGCTCGCGGAGATCGCGCCGATTGGGTCGCGCAGTTGCCGGAGCCGCTGCCGGTGCACCATCGAAACGCAGGTGGCGTCTGCCGTGGCGGCGGCATGAGGGCGGAGCCGCTGCCGCTCCGGGACGTGCGCTGTGGGCGCTGTGCGGTGCTGTTGTTCAAGGCCGTGGGCGAGGCGCATGTCGCCATCATCTGCCGCAACTGCCAGCAATACCAGACCCTCTCCGTGCGGGGCTTGCCACGCCCCCGGTAGTGTGCTACGCTAGTGCCGTTCCACGGAACCGCATAGAAGCGGCGCAGCCGCGGTAGGCTACCTGCAGAGGGGCCAGCCGCGGTTTTTGTGTGTAGGAGCCCGCGATGCCCGGCCTGCACGACCTGGCCCTGTGCGCCGCGGTGCTGTTCTTCCTGCTCGCGGCGGCCGGGGTCGCGGCCCGCGTCGGCTGGGCGTATCTCGGGTGGGCGTGTCTGACGATCATGCTGGGAGTGAGCCGCTGATGGACCACAAGGTACTGGCGATCACGGACGGCAAGATGGGCGACGCCGGCGCCGGCAGCTTTGCGGGCTACGCGTCCCTGTTCGGCATCCTGGATGCGCAGGGCGACGTGGTCCTCAAGGGCGCGTACCAGGACACGATCCCCCAGTTCCTCGAGCGCGGCTTCATCGCCTGGGGCCATGACTGGCTCGACCCCGTGGCCACCATCCGCACGGCCACCGAGGACGATAAGGGCCTGTACCTCGAAGCCGACTTCCACTCCGATCCCGCCTCGCAGCAAGCCCGCACGCGCACCCTCGAGCGGTTGCAGCGCGGCAAGTTCGTCGGGCTGAGCATTGGCTATAGCGTGGCGGACGCGGAGTTCACCGAGTCGGCCCGCCTGCTCAAGCAAATTGATTTGTACGAAACGTCGCTGGTCACGGTGCCGGCCTTGCGGGACGCGGGCGTGACCGCGGCGAAGGCGCAGACGCCCGACCCCGACGAGCCGGTCTGGCTGGCCCGGCTCGCCACCTGGCTGGCGGAGCTCAAGGAGGGCCGCGCGATGACGGCCGCGCGCCGCACGCGCCTGGCCCAACTGCGCGACCAATTGCAGGCGGGGGTCACGGACCTCGACGACCTGCTCACCGAGACGGCACCGCCCACCACGGCGGGCGCGCGGCTGTATGGCGACTACCTGGCGAGCCTGGCGCGGCGGGCCGGGGTGGCGGTCTGATGCCGCGCCGCGGTCGCGGGTGGTGGCAGGCCCGCCGGGCGCGTATGCCGTCCGGGCCGACGGGGCGCATTTTCCTGACGTTCCCCCAGGCAACCGGGACCATCATCCACCCGGCGGACTGGGCGACGGCGCGGCTCGGGGGGGAGCCCCGGCTGCAACCGCACCGGCCGCGCCGGTGGGCCACGGTGACGGTCGCATGACGGTGCAGGCGCCGCCGGCGCTCATTGACGTGCGCTGCCCCGTGTCGGGCCATTTGCTCTGTCGGGCCAGCGGCGCGGGTACCGTGGTCGATGTGCGGTGCATCTGTAAGCGGTTGATTCGCATCGAGGATATTTACCACCCGCGCATGATCGCCGACCGCTAACGGCGGCGGCGCCACCCGAGAGGCCCGAGCCCCGCGAGGCCAGAGCCCAAACCTGACGGAGGTTTGGGCGTCATGGCCAACGCAGCACTCACCGACGCGACCGGGCGGCTCCACGCAAAGCAGGCCGAGCTGAAGGCGCTGTTTGACCTGAAGCCCGACCGCGACTTTACCCACGCGGAAGGCGAGGCCATCCTCGCCAAGCAGGCTGAGCTCAACGACGCCGGCGCGGAGTATGACCGCCTCGCGGCGCTCGACCAGATCGACCGCGACCTCAAGGCGCGCGAGCGGTCCCTGGCCGCGCCCGCCGCGCCGATGGTCCATCCGGGCGGGGGCGCCGCCGGCCTCGTCGAGGCCCCTAAGTCGGTCGGCGAGCGGTTCACCGAGACCCTGGCCTACAAAGACGGCGTGGCCCAGGGGCGCCCGTCGTTCAGCGTGGACCTGCCCCAGGTGTCGCTGAAAACGCTCATGACGACCGCCGCCGGCTGGCTGCCCTATGCCACCGGCCCCCAGCGGACGATCCTCTCCGCGCAGCGCCGCCCCGTCGTCGGCGATTTGGTGCCCCAGTCCACGACCAACCAGCCCGCCGTCATGTTCATGCAGGAAAGCACCTTTACGAACGCGGCGGCGCCCGTCGCCGAAGGCGCGGCCAAGCCCGAATCCGCGCTCGCGCTCACCCGCGTCACCGTGCCGCTGGAAGTCATCGCCCACTTGCTGCCGGTCACCATGCAGCAGCTCGAGGACGTGGACGGCATCCAGCAGTACATCAACAACCGGCTGACGACCATGTTGCAGATGGCCGAAGAGATTCAGCTGCTCTCCGGCACCGGCACCAGCCCGCAGCTGCAAGGGTTCTTGACCCGCCCCGGCCTCCAGGCGTATGCCCGCACGACCGAGCCGAACCAGGACGCGATCTACCACGCGATGCAGCTCGTGCGCTTCACGGGCATGGCCGAGCCGGGCGGCATCGTCATGAACCCCATAAATTGGGAAAAAGTGAGACTTTCGGTCGCTACTACAGGCCAGTACTTGATTGCCCCGCCCACCGAGGATGGCGTCGAGCGCCTGTGGGGCAAGCCCGTCATCCAGACGCCCGCCATCGTCGCCAACACCGCGCTGCTGGGCGACTTCGCCCTCTACTCGCATATCTCCCGGCGCGATGGCGTCCGCATCGACGTGTCGGATAGCCATAACGACACGTATGCCAAGAATATCCTGACGATCCGCGTGGAGGAGCGCGTCGCGCTCGAGGTCTACGCGCCGTGGGCGTTCTGTAAAGTGACGGCGCTGAACTAATGCGTGTGCCGACGGTCTCGCACCGCGCGGTGCTCGCGGGCCTGGTGCTCGCGGGCCTCGGGCTCGGGGGGCTCAGTGCGGCCCCCCCGGCCCCCGCCGCGCCCCTCGCCCAGGCCACGGCGACGCCCACGCCGACCGCGCCGCCGTTCCTGGACTTTGGCAACGGCTTTGGGGTGCAGCCCCTGCCCCGCGCCGGGGTCAACTGCATCGTCGATACCACGGCGCCCACGGGCGTCTACTTCACCTGTCTGGCGGGGACGCCCGTACCGACGGCGCCTTAGGGGGATGTTGATGGCGCTCATAGCACCGGCCACACAGCCCCAGCGCCTTGTGCGGGCGCTCTATGGTGCCGCAGCCCACGCATGCGACGTGGCGGATGGCCCATTGCCCGGGCGGACGCTTGGACACCCCGGCGTGATGATGGCGCGTGTGCCCACCGCGCGTCATCACCTCCAGGTTCTCGATGGCGTTGTTAGCGCGGTTGCCATCGCGATGGTGCACCAGCTCCGTACGTGCGAGGGGACGGCCTAAGTGTTCTGCCATCACACGCCGGTGTTCGCGGACCTTGCGGCCGTCAGGCTGCCGCAAGGTGACATACCCCTGGGTATGCGACCGCCCGCCTTGCCAGTGCGGATGCTGGGGACCGCTATGAAAGCGGCTACGGCATTCGGTCGAACAGAAACGGGTACCATCCCGCCGCGCAATGGACGGCTTACACGGGAACGATGTCCCGCATTGCAGACAAGTCACTGCTTGGGGCAGTCCCCGGAACGCTACGGCCATGCAGTCTCGACCGCAATAGCGCCCATAGCCGTGGTCTACCTGCGAGGCAAACGCCAGAAAGCGCCCCCCACACGTCTCGCAGATGCGCTCAACCTTGGGGCGTCGGGGTGCACGGGGCGTATACTGAGGGCACATCAGGGCCTAAACCTCCTGGTGTCACGCTCCCGGCAGGTTGCACTGCGCGGGAGCACATTTGTGCCCTGCATTATACCACTGGAGGCGTGTTAGATGCCGTACGAGCTTACAGAGACGCTGTATTTGGACGAAACACGCGAGGAGGTAGTCAAGGAAGGCGACCCCCGCGCCCGCTTCCTGGTGGGCGT